AAGTGGTAGATGTCGGCGGCGGGGATGCGCTCGGTCCGCTGCGCCGTTGCGCCGAACGCGTCGCCCGGATGGCGAAGGCGCAGGTGGTACGCGACCGGTCGCTTGAAGGCGTTGAACTCGATCCCGAATCGGATCTCGCCGCGGTTCCCCGGCAGCACCTCGAACTTCTCGAGCGCGAGGTGATCGACTTCGAGCAACTGCAGCGCGAACTGGAACGGGTTGCCGGCGTTCGCACCGCGCACCTTCCGCATGAGGAAGTTCCCGTCACGTGGAGTCGATCGCGCGGCCAGGCGCTTCACATCGCGCCAGCTGTGCTTGCCGCACACGGTGCACACTCCGACGCGCGACCACTGCCGCCACGCTTCCTCCACCTTGTCCGCCGCGAGTCGATCAGCGACCCACTTGCCGTTGATCATCTCGCCTGCGTCGCATCGCAGGTCATTGCGGATCGCGCCGACAATGTTGTCTTCGCAGTCGCCGAGGTACCCGCGCATGTAGTCGTTGTCTCGCTCGAGGGCGCGGGAGCGGTCGACGAGCTTGCGGAACGAACCGCGGATCTCGGCATCGGCCGAGGTCGACGCGGTGCGCCAGTCGGCAAGCGCATTGGTGACGCTCGCGGCTGCGTAGGACCGGCGAGCGGATGACGCGACAGTGCGGAGGGCGTGCGCGAAGATGGACATGGCAAGCTATCGGCGGGGCGGCGGCTTCGGTCGGGTCGCGTCACGCAGCAGCAGTGCGCCGCAGGTCACCAGCGCGGCCGGCACCGACCACAGCGCAACGCCGATCGTGACGAGGGCGAGCCCGAGCAGCGCAACCCACGTCTCGGGTGGAAGGGCGTAGAGCGTGGCGCGCAGGATTTTGGCGATGCGGGCAAACATGGTCAGCAATCGCGGAAGCGCGTGCGGATTTGCCCGGACGACGGCGTGAACGCGAAAGACGGGTCGACCTGGGCGAGAGCGTTGCGCACCTGCTTCCCCCACTCGGCAAGCGACCAATCGCGACGGGCCGCGAGGCTGAACGCCTGCTGGTTCACGCTCACGCTGGCGAGGTTGCTGCCCGATGTCTTCAGCGCGTCCTTGTACCGCTCCCACTCCGTGCGCATCTCCTCTCGGTTGAAGCCCGAGTAGGGACCGGTTTGCACAAGGGTATAGACGCCGCCGCTCATCAAGTCGGCGGGTCTGTCAACCGCTCACCAGTTCGTTGCGAAGTTGCGACGCGGCCCGCGGATCACGCGACGCACGGGCGGCGGTGGCGTCACGCGGTACGTGTTGGGCACCGGTTCAGGTGGCGGCTCGGGCTTCGGCGGTTCAACGGCCGCCGGCTTCTCTTCCTCCGGCTGTACGGGCTGCTCCGGCTGCGGATTCACCACCGGAACGGTCGGCTCGGGCTCTGGTGGTGGCGCGTCCATCGCTTCCACCTTCTTCGCCAGCGTGTCAAAGTCCGGGTTCAGGTAAAGGAACGCCCCGTGTGCGTAACTGCGAATGTCGATCGGCTCGTTTCGCTTTCCGCTCGGATTGACGAACTTCAACTCCTTTCGGCCCGCCCGCCACTTCGTGATCACCTTCTCTGCGGTGAGTCCCTTGTAGTACGCCGCATCGTATCCACGGCGTGGATTCTTGGGGAAGTGCATGAACCCGGGCCCGTGCTCCACGAGGCGCAGCCGCGCGTAAATGTATTCCTTCATGGTCACGGTTCCGACCATCCACAGGTGCACGGCGTGCACGCCCGACTTGCGCGGCCGTGAGAGCGCCGGCTCGCCGTAGCCTCCGCTCGATCCTTTCACCGCAATGATCTTCCGACCGGCCGATCGGCGCACGTACTTGTACACCTCTTCCGGTTCGTGGCCGGTGTCGACCGCGACGGCTGCGGGCGTGAGCAGGTACCCGCGCGGGTGTTTCCATGGCTTCAGGAGGAACGCGTCCAGTTCGTCCCACGTCTCCCGCTTCGTCGGCGCGCCCGGGATGATGGCGTACTGAATTCCCCACGTCTCTTCCCCTCTACCGTACCCGACGATCTCCACCTCGAGGCGGTCGGCCTGCACGTCGACGCCGGCCACGAGCACAAGGACCCCGCCGGCCTCCGGAAGCAGCGGCGTCGGTGTGACGGGTGGCGGTGTCTCGCCAGGCGCGGGCGGTCGGTCTTCGTCCAGGTACGTCTCGGCACGCGCGGCGATGACGTCGGCGTCGACGGTCTCCGAAACCTCTTCGTACGTCTCGGCGAGGAACGTGTTGATCCACGCGCGCACCGCCATCAGCCCCGCCCGCTTGCGGTCGAGGAACACCGCGGCGAACTCGTGCAGATAGGAAACGTACGTGTCCTTCAGGCCAATCAGCCGGTAGAGCCCGGAGAGGTGTGCACCGAAGCGCGTGTGGTCCGGATTCTCGGCGATCCACTCGCCCGCGTGGATTGCGCGGATGCGCTCGGCGTCGGTCCAGGGCTGGTCGCACTTCTCGCAGTGATACCGCGCTTCCTCCGGCTTGTCCTTCGGCCAGCGCACGCACGACCACTTCAGCCACTGCTGGTGTCCACACTTGGGACACGGCACGTGGTATCGGTGCTTCGTCGAATCCTCGAACTTCTGCTCGATCCGTGACGAGCCCTTCGCCGTCGGCGTCGACGCCTTGATCTTGACCGCGTTCGAGTAGTTTTCCGCGCGCGTGTCAGCGAGCGCGCACGGGTCGCCCTCGGTGCCGGCGCTCTCTTCGTAACTGTCGATTTCGTCCTGAATGACGACGCGACGCGACGCGCTTCGCAGTGACGAGGGTGAATTGCTCCCGCTGATGATGATGTCGCCGCCCGGGAATTCCTTCGACAGAAGCGTGTTTCCCGAGTCGCGGGCACGGGCCAGCTTCACCTTGTTCCGCAGGCAGGCCGTGCTCGCGATCATGCGCGCGAGCTTCTTCTTCGAGTAGTCCTTCGCTCGGTCCAGGGTCGGATACACGACCATGATTCCGCACGGCTCCGCGTCCATGAAGTAGCCGATCGCGCAATTGATCGACTCGGTCTTCATCGTCTGAGCCGCGATCATCCAGACGTGTTCGGTGTAGCGGCGTTCGGTCAGAACCTCGAGTAGCAAGCGCTGGTACGGAAGGGCGCGGAACCGGCCCTCGACCGACGAAACGCCGTCAGTCAGTCGGCGTTCGCGCTCTGCCCACTCGAGCACCGTTTCGCGGCGAGGCGGGCGCGCATGCGCTCGTGCGCGCTGAAGAATCGTTGCGGCCCGGCTCTTCGCCTTACGTGCCATCGTAGTCGGGCGACTCCGCGAGCTCGGTGCAGATGTCGCGGGCTTCGGCGTCGATCCACTGCTCGCACGCTCTCGCATCTGTCCAGGTCGGGAATGCAACAACACACTTCGCCGGCAGCTGAAGCAGTCGAGCACGCACCGCCATGATGAACCGCGTCCACGTCCGTTCCACGTCCGCGGTCGGCACCACCTCGCGGCGCTGACGTGCGACCTCGAGTTCGGCCAGTTCCCGGTCGGCCTTCGCCTTGGCCAGTTGCTGCTCAGCCAAGCTGCCCCGCGCCCGCTTCGTCATCTCGCGGTAATAGCGGAACATTCCGTTGATCGTCTCGCGGAACTGGTACTCGCCCTTGATTGGCGGCGGGAAGAACCCGTCTTTCGCCAACTGGCGATGGCGCTTGTCCGTCAGTCCGGTCAGGGCGCAAAGCTGTTCCGCGCTGATTGTGGGGGTCGGTTTCTGCGTAGCCATTTGTTTCTTTCTTTCGGCGCGTCAGAAGGTTATGACATCGCAACTCGCCCGCCGCAGTGCCGCCCCGCCAGCGGGCGAGGAACCCGACTGGCAACCGGCTGCATCCGGTGGGCGGCAACCGACGAATGAGGAAACACCATGTCTGACAAAACGATAATCGCCTGGACGGATCACACCTTCAACGCGTGGTGGGGCTGCGAGAAGGTCAGCGACGGATGCCGTAATTGTTACGCTGATACGCTCTCGCGCAGGTACGGTCACACGAACTTGTGGGGCCCGAACTCGCAGCGCCGCACGTTCGGCGACAAGCACTGGTCGGGACCGATCGGGTGGAACCGCGAGGCGACTGCAGAGGGCCGACGGCATCGCGTGTTCTGCGGGTCGATGATGGACTGGGCCGAGGATCACGCAACGGCAGCGGAGATTCGCCCGCGGTTGTGGGAGCTGATCCGCGAGACGCCGATGCTTGACTGGCAGTTGCTCACGAAGCGTCCGGAGCGCATCCGCGAGTGTCTGCCCGAGGACTGGGGTAACGGGTACGCGAACGTGTGGTTGGGCACGTCGGTGGAGTCGATGAAGGTGGCGCACCGTATTGCGCATCTCCGCGTGATCCCTGCGGCCGTGCGGTTCATCTCGTACGAGCCGGCGCTCGGACCTCTCGACGACGCGGACATCACCGGAATCGATTGGGTGATCTACGGAGGCGAGAGCGGGCCGGGCTATCGCCAGCATGACATCGCCTGGCCGCGGTCGATGCGTGCGAAGTGTGAGGCTCATGGCGTGGCCTTCTTTTTCAAGCAGTCGTCGGCTCCGCGCACGGAGATGGGAATCACGCTCGACGGCGAGACCGTGAGGAACTACCCGACGCCGCGAGACGTGGGGCAACGCCAGTTGCCTCTTGCCAGCGCTCAAGCGTGACCGCGACGTAACCAGGATCCAGTTCGACGCCTCGGCAGTCGCGCCCGCATTCCTCGCACGCGAGGATCGACGTTCCCGAGCCGAGGAACGGGTCGACGACGATTCGGCCCGGCGGTGTCCAGTGCGTCAGGTGCTCGACGAGCAACGCGGTGGGCTTCTGGTGGTCGTGGTCGGTGTCGGCCTCCTG